GCGCTTTGGCTAGCAGCTGGTCGGTCAGCAGGCCGGCGTTCCCGCTCGCCAGGAACGCGTCGACCTTCTCGAGCACGCCGTCCAGCCTGGCCTTGCGCTCCCTGCACCCGGCCTCGGTGTCGGCCGCGTCCAGGTAGACCGTGACCGCCAGGTCGCCGACGCTCCTGAGCGCGGACGCCTGCAGGTTGGCGCTCGGTCCCTTGCACCCGTACGCGCCCGCCGCCAGCAGCGCCGTCACCACCATCGCCATCACCGCCCTCTTCATCGCCGTCCCTCCTCTGTGTTGGGAGACCGCCTCCCTCCGCGTCCCCAGCTGCGCCGCCACAGGCCGTTGACCGCCCCGGCGCCTCTGTCCTGGCCTCCCGCTACTCCTCACCGCCGCCGGCACCGTCGCCGCCGCCGCCTTCGTCCCCGTCTCCGTCGAACTCGCCGTGGCTGCCGCCCTCCGGCGCCGGCAGCATCCTGTCCTCCCCGGCCCGTATCTCGACCATGTTCACGGGCAGCAGGTAGACGCCGTCGCGCTTCGGGTCCCTCTGGTATCCGGCCAGCTCCCTGCCCTCGTTGACCTCGATGATGCCGCCGCCGACCAGGATGCTGGCCACGTTCGCGCGCTTCTCTATGTCCTCCTGCAGCGCGGCGATGCCCGACAGGTCGAACCTGAACTCCAGCTCCTCCTCGCCCTCGTCGCGGAGCAGCGCGTGCGTCAGCACGTCGGCCACCGCGGTCCACAGCGCCGTCATGGTCATGCGGAAGAAGACGCGCTCCGCCGCCTCGATGTTCGGCGCCGACAGCGGCGAGTTCTCCTGCGCCACGCGCGCGTGCACGAGCAGGGGCGGCACGCCCAGCGCGCCGCACAGCCTGCTCTCCGAGAGGTTGGACAGCCCCGGCCAGTCGAGGTCCTTGAGCGGCGTCAGCACCTCGACGCTGGACTTCTCCCCGCCGACCAGCAGCGCGTTCCCGCGCTTGCCCTTGCCGAGCACGTCGGCCAGCGTCGCCCGGATGTCCTCGCGCTGCTCTGTGGTGAAGTCCTCCTCCTGGTGGATTATCAGGCCGGGCACCTTCAGGTTCTTGAGCATCTCCATAATGTAGTTGGCGCGCTCGTCGTCGGTCTTCCAGTCCTTCAGGGCGGCCTGCAGCGGGCCTACGCCGTCCCACAGGTTGCTCGGGTCGACGCTGCGCGCGTAGACCATGTTGTGCGGGTCGACGTGCGCCGCGTTCGCCTTGTCGTCCTCCGGCGTGACGGTGAAGCCGCGGATGACCCGCGAGTCGGCGCTCTCCGACAGGCCCTTGGCGCGCTCGATGTCGACCCAGCTGGTGGGCAGCGGCCACAGCTCCGCGGGCTCGCCGCTCTTCCTGAGGCGCCACTCCCAGACGAAGCTCTTGCCGGTCAGCACCAGGTGCGACACGAAGTAGTTCATGAACAGGCCGTAGCTGAGCAGCTTGTTCGGCGCCTGCACCAGGCCCAGCATCGGGTGGTCCTCGACCACCTTGAAGGTGTCCTTCTCCCACCGGCCTATCGTCAGGGGCGCCTCGAGGAAGGACGTGTTGAGAATCTGGACGCAGCTCCTGACGATGGCGTGCGCCTTGTAGATGCCCTCGAGGTCCTTGTCGTCGTGCGTGCCCCACAGCTCCGCCATGTCCGAGCTGTCCGCCCTGATGAAGAAGTGCTCGAACTCCTCGTGCGTCACGCTCTTCCCGCGCAGCAGGCCCCTGACGCCCCAGCGCGCGGCGGCCGCCTGCAGCCTTCGTATCAGGCCCATTCGTAGTCCCCCGTCAGGCCGCCGACACCGAGGCGCCGCGCCCGGTCAGCGCGTGCTCTATGCCCGTCAGCAGGCTCGCCAGCTGGTCGTCGTGGCCCTCCGGCACTGACGCCATCTCCTCGCGCCAGGCCCTGTTCCACGGTCCGCGCACTAGTTTCACCTTGCAGCCCTCGAAGCTGGGCTCCAGCACCGAGGCGCGCTCCATCACCTTGAGGCGCGGGACCACCTTGTGCACCACGGCCAGCCCGGACAGGAGCGACCGGACGCGGACGTAGGTGTCCTTGTAGCCGGCGACGGCCTCCACGCGCACCGTCACCTTGCGCCCGTCCTCCCTGGCGCACCCGACTATGACCTCGTCCCTCTTGACCGCGCCCCACCTGCCGCGCCGCACGTCCTTGATGATGACCCAGCGCTCCTTGCGCCAGTAGGCCACGAGCGTGCCGACGGTCCAGTCGGGGTCGTCCTTGAGGCGCTCCTCCGTCGAGGCCAGGTCCCAGCCGCGGAACCACGTCAGCCCCTTCGGCACGTCGTCCGGCGCGATGACGTCGACCAGGTCGGCGCGCAGGAAGTTGCCGTGGCGCTGCTTCGGCTCCTGCTGGTACTGCGCGTTCCACGCGTAGCCGCCGACGATGGCCCGCATCCGCCTGTACCAGTCGGCGCTGAACCTCTCCGGGAACAGCCAGGCGTCGCCGCCGCCCTCGGCCTCCTCGCGCGCCCTGTAGACGACGCGCCTGAAGACCGGGAAGTCCGGGTCGTGGCCCTCGCTCTTCGGGTCGTTCCGCCTCCGGATGCGCCCCACGATGTCGTCCTGCTGCCAGCAGTTCGCCACGATGACCACGATGTGGACCGGCGCCAGCCTGGTCATCAGGTCGGACTCGAGGCTGTGCCACTGCTTGTCCCTCACCAGCTGGCTCTCGGCCTCGGCGCGGTTCTTGAGGTAGTCGTCGATGACCATCAGGTGCGCGCCCTTGCCGGTTATCGTCCCGCCGATGCCCGCCGCGTGCAGCGCGCCCTTCCTGCCCCGCACCCTCCATGACCCTATGGCCTTGCGGTCCTTCTGTAGCTGCACGCCGTAGCGCTCGCCCCGCTCGTTGACCAGCTTGCGCACGTCGAAGGACATCTCGGAGGCGAGCTGGAAGTTGTAGCTGGCCTCGATGACCTCGTCGTCGGGGTGGTTCGCCAGGAACCACGCGGGGAAGCGCCTGCTGACCACGTCGGACTTGCCGTGGCGCGGCGGCATGTTCACTATCAGGTAGACGCTCTCGCCGGCGTCGTACCTGTCGGTCGCCGCCTGCAGCTCGTCCATCAGGCCGGTCGTGTGCCTGCCGTACTTGTAGCCGGAGGCCGGCGGGTTCGCGCGGAAGAAGGCCTCGAAGGACGCCAGCTCGCCGTCGACCGGCGTCCCGCCGCGTATGCCCTCGGCAACGCGGGCCCTGAGCTCGTCCACGACGCTCACTGGCCGTTGCCCTTGTCACAGCTGATGTGGTAAGTGACCGGCCGCACTAGCACATAGTCGCCCTCCTCTTCCTGGTAGCATCCGTAGTAGAGCCAGCCCGCCGCTGTCATGTAGATGGACATCTCCTCGTTAAGTTCGCGGTTGTTCCCGCAGAGCTGCTTGCGCGCCAGTCTCTTGGCGTACGCAAGGGCCTTGTCGCTGTCGCTGAACAGGGCATACTCGTCGTCCTGGTGGCGGTCATGCCAAACGACCAAGTACAGGATCGTTTCGCTGGCCGCCATCAGTCCGCCAACCTCACGGCCCGCTCGCCGTCGAAGGCCACCTGGACCGAGTGGCACTCGGGGCACATGGCCGGCGGCGCCCCGGCCTTCCTGGTGAGGAAGGGGTGCCGGCAGCGCAGGCAGACCCAGGCCAGCAGCGTGGTCAGCACGGCAGCTCGCCCTCCCCGAGCAGGTTGATGGGCTGGCGCGTGGGCGGGCAGGCCGGACTTGCACCGGCACCTACCGGACGCGGCCCCTGCGGGCCTCCATCCGGGCGTCCTTTACTGTTTGGACCACTGCCCGTCGCCTCGCCCCCCAGCTCCCCCTCGCGTACCATGTCGATGAACTCCTGGTCGGCCTGCCGCCGCTGCGCTGCGAAGGCCAGCCTGTGTAGCCGCGCCAGCGTCCTGTCGTCTACCGCCTTCGACGCCTTGACGCCCTGGCCACGGCACGCCTTCCGCGCCGCCTCTTTCTTCTCGTCGCGGTGCGGCCCGCCTGTCTGCCTGGGCAGACGCAGGCGCAGCTTGCGCTGGTCATCATCCCGCCGCCTCCTCGTCACAGCCCCGCCCCCATCGCCGCCTGCAGGCACGCCTCCATGTCGCGGTACCTCTCCCAGAACTCCGCGGTGCGCCTGAACGTGAACCAGGTCCGGTGCAGGAACGGCAGCTCGTGCCTGCGCCTCTCGTGCCACGCCCTGACCATGGCGACCACGGCCGGCTGGCAGTCCTCCTGGTTCATGGCGGGCGGGCTCACTTCGTCACCATCTCCTCGTTCTCGTACCGGACGGCCACCGGCGACTTGCAATCGGGGCAGGCAAAGTGCCACGTGGTGCCGCTGACGTCCATGCCCTTGAGTATGAGGTCGTCGAGCCAGCCCTTGCCCGTCAGGGCCTTGGGCCTGACGTGGCGCCTGCACCTGGGGCAGAAGGCCGAGGCCACGCGCGCCATTAGCCGCCCTCCCCATTCTTCCACGCCTCGCCCTCCCCGTCGTCGTCCAGGGCCTCGGCCAGGCACGCCGTGTACACGTCCATCTTGACGCCGTCCAGCGCGCCTATGATGTCTATGCTCGTCAGGTCGTACTCCCTCATGTGCCGCCGCACCACGTCGCGCAGCGCCACGGCCAGGTGGGCCTGCCGCCTGTTGAAGGACAGCTCCTTCCCGTCGTCGCCGTCGCCGCCGGCCCTCTTCTTCCTGCCCTTGGCCACCGTCAGCTCCTGCAGCCCCGCCGCCTCGGCCTGTGCCTGGACGCCCGCGCCCTGCGCCTTTCGCGCGCCCTGCGCATGCGCCGCGTCAGCGGCTTCGGCCCCTGCCCTATCTTCACGGCTCAGAGCCCCTTCACGGCCTTGCACAGCCCGAGCACCGCCAGGGTCGCGCAGCCGCACACGGCGATGACCACCGCCATGGCGGCGCCGGTCAGGGCCAGCGCCAGCAGGAATGTCGCCAGAGCCTCCATCTACTCCCCCTTCCCCTTCAGCACCGGCGCGGCCATTATCTCGGCCGCCACCGCCTCGCGCACCTTCGGGTCCTTGACGTGTCTCGTGACCGCCCTGATGACGCACGCCGCCAGCTCGTTGGCCTGGGCCATGTCCAGCGTGATGTGCAGCCCGTCCTCTATGGCCGACAGCTTCTTGACCAGGTCGGCCACGTTGTTCAGGCTCCGCTGCAGGCTCTCGGCCAGGACGGCCGGCCGGCCCTTGCCCCTCTTCATGCCCTGCAGCAGGTCCATCTGGTCCTGCAGGATGGCGCGGCTTATCTTTATCTCGGAGCGCAGGTCGCGCACGTCCGCGCTGTCGTCCATGCGCTCTATCAGCTCCTTGAGGCGCCCCTTCAGGACGTAGCGGAAGGGGCCGTACTGGTTGCGCTTGGACGCGCCGCCGTGCATCCTGCAGACCGTTACGCCCTCGACCGCGATGTTCCGGCAGCGCTCGCCCATGCCGTTCGTGGCGGTGCAGCGCCGCGGGTGGTCGAGGGGCAGGCCCTTTTCGCAGCTGGCCGTCGGGTCCTTCTCGGACTTCTGGTTCCTCTCGGCCGGGTTGCCGCGCGCCTTGGCCGACCGCGGGCGGCCTGCCTTGGCCTTCTTCCTGGGTTTCTTCTTCGGCATGGCGGCCTTCCAGTTGCCCGTGGGCCCGGCTGCTCCTTGGGCTGCCCGCGGCTCCTACATACATTATACAGCCCAAACGGCCCATTGGGGCCCTCTAACTTCATACCAAAAACGTGGCCATGGCCGCGGTTGACCGCCCCAGAAAACCTGCGGGACTTTCAGGGGCCATGCGTAAGCCCTTACGCCATAAGGCTTTGGGCCACTATATTTAAGTGAGTTTTGTCGGGTTTTGCTATGTACTTTTGGGTCCCAATGGTGTATAATATATATAGATGAAGCACGTGAACAGCGAACCCAAGCACGCAGGCAGCCCTGAGGGGCAGAGGAGAAACGAGATGAAACTGAGCAAGCGGGAAGAGGACAGGCGTTACAATGCGGCGTTTGCCGTGGTCCGCGACTTCGAGAACGGCACGGGCATGGGCTTCGATGTCAGCGACACCTATGACATCTGCAGCACCTACGTGGAGCGCGGCAGCAACGCGTTCGAGGCCAAGCTGCTTCGCATCTTCGCCCGCGAGGTCATCGCGCAGGAAATCGACGACGCGCAGCTGGCGAAGCTGCACGCAAAGTACGAGGCGCTGCCCATCAAGAAGCAGGGCATCACGCTCGCCGAGGCGCTGCGCAGCTAGGAACTGATTGATGACCTTGAAGAGAAAGCTCAGAAAACTGGACCGCAGGGCGAAGGCGTTCATCCAGCTCGTTGTGGGCTGGATGCTTTTCTGAAGGAGGTGCGTGATGGCTACACAGACAGTGCAGGGCAAGGACCGCTTCTACGTCGAGACGCTGAGGAACACCACTGTGGTCAAGGACCGCGCGGAGAACGACATGGCCCGCGGCAGCTACGGCAAGCTGTCCGACGCGCTGGGCGCTTGCGAGACGCTCAACCGCCGCGAGCGCGCGCGGCTGCTCAACGCGCTGCTCAAGCAGTACGAGGAGCGGCTTGGGTACTTCTACTGCCGCTGGCAGGACGAGAAAGAGTACGAGGACTGGGCCGACTATGCGGAGGCGATGAAGAAGCTGGTCGACGAGACCGAGGGCGTCGACTTCGTGCGCGCGACCAAGCGCCCCTTCGGCTTCACGCTGCTCCACCACGGGCTGCGGCTCAAGGTTCGCTTCTACGCCAACAGCAGGTACCTCGGCTGGAAAGTGATTTGAGGGGAGGCGCGTGACGGCCAAGACCAAGAGCGACAACGACAGACTGCTGGAGACTGCGCGGGACGTGCTCAAGCGCGTAGTGCATGGTGGCGCGGGGCCGGGCGCCAAGGCGCTGCGCAGGCTGAGCAGCGTGGTGGAGAGCATAGACAGGGCGGACAGGGAGGCGGAGGAACGCGAGGTGCTGTTCAACTACTTGGACTCCATCTTCGACAAGAGCGGCCTCATCAATAAGTGGCTTGACGAGATAGCTTCCAAGACATGGGACGGGATGCTCAAAGAGGCGCGGGAGGCGGAGTGATGACTGCAGAGCAGGCGAGAAACGCGCGCTGGTCCAAGTACGCCCTCGAGAAGAGGCACAAGAAGGCGTGGTATCTCACGGCCGTGACTGACTCGACCAGCAAGGTCGAGGCGCTCAAGTTCTTCGCCAAGGACGCGCCGTTCGCGTTCAGGGGCAACAGGCTGCGGGACGGGTTCAGGGTCTCGAAGGGAGGGAAGTGATGGCCAAGAAGAAGGGCGGCGTGCTGAGCATCCTCGGGCAGGCGGACGCGCTGAGCGACGGCGACCTGCAGTGGCTCATCAGGTCCATGCTGAAGGCGCTGAAGGCGCGCAGGCGGCGCAGGAACGAGGCGGCGCTGGTTGCGCTGCGCAAAGGCGACCGCGTCGAGGTCGTGGGCGGGCGCAAGGCGAACGGAAGGCGGGGCGAGGTCGTCAAGGTCAACAAGACCAAGTGCGTGGTGCGGCTGGGCAGGGCGGACGGCATCCTGTCCGAGCACTGGACAATCCCCGGCTCGATGCTCAGGAAGGTCGAGGTGGCGAAGTGAGGGCCGAGGGCGGTAGGCTGGTCTACGAGCTGGAGCCGTGCGTCTCCTGTCAGGGCACGGGCAAGGCGTTCGGGTACATCAAGTGCCCCGTGTGCAAGGGGACGGGACGCGGCAGCCGCGGCGGCAAGGGCGGTTGCAAGGAGTGCAGGGGGACGCGGCGCGTGCTCACCGACGAGCGTGTCGAGACCTGCGGGCGCTGCGGGGGCAGCGGCAGGGTCATGGACTGTCTCTTATACACATCTCCGAGACCACGAGACGCTACGCTATCTCGTATGCCGTCTTCTGCTTGAAAAAAAAAA